AAGAAAAATTATCCTGTAGCATTTGTTGTTCTAAGTCAATTAAATAGAAACATTGATGATACTAAGAGACAAGTAGAAGCCAATTATGGAAATTATGTATTAGATTCTGACATTTATGGTTCTGATGCTTTATTACAACATGCTGATGTAGTTATTGGTATTAACAAACCTTCTATCAGAAAGATTAAGAAATATGGTCCTGAGAAGTTTTTGATTGAAGATCCGGATACACTAGTGTTCCACTTCTTAAAATCTAGAAATGGTCTTACAAGAATCAGTTTCTTTAAACTAGATAGAACGAGTATGAGAATAGTAGAAATACCTACACCAGCAAGAGAAACAACACAAAAAATTCAAGTAAATTAATTTAATTATGACAACGAGCAATTTGAGAAAAGAAAAAGAAAGAGAGTTCTATATGCAGCATATGGATACTTTCACAGCAATTGGTATCCCAGATCCATTTTTTACTCTAAAGACTGCTTTCTTCAAGAAAGGTAAGTTTGGCAGACAATGTCAATTCTTTGAGTGGGAGTTGAAGAAAGGTGAGGATATCTATGTTGAATTTTATGACAATGTCTATGATGACTTTGGAAAAATCACAGGTATGGTTCCAATGAATGAAGATAGACAGTTGTTTAAGTTGAGGTATAATCCATTCTTTGGTGAAGAATATGATGTTATTGAAAGCTATGATGCCGAAGGTAAAGTAGACAGAAAATATCTTATTCCTCTTAATGAGATGGCAGTTATTCTATCAAGTGGTCAAGAGATCAGTTATGCTCTTTATGAGAAAAGAAAAGAAGAGAGTAAACTTGAGCTTCCACAACTACAAAAATCACTAAGTATTTTTCCAGATTTTGAAGAGAAGTATGCTCCTAAAAAAGAAGAAGAAGATGTTTTTCATTCTGATGAAGAATCAGCTTCTGATATACTTTTAAGGATTGCAACAGACTTTCAAAAACTAGCACAAAAACTAAAGTAAGATGAGTATTGTACTTCCAACTAAAAAAGTAAAGGCAGAAAGAGTTAATCCTAAAAGATTGATTATCTATTCAAAGCCTAAGACTGGCAAAACTACTGCATTTGCAGGTTTAGACAGTAATTTAATTTTTGACTTAGAAAACGGTGCTGATTATGTAGAGGCATTAAAGTTAAAAGTTAATAGTCTTCAAGAATTACTTGATGCAGGTAAAGCTATTAAAGCAGGTGGTTTTCCATATAAGTATGTCACAATAGATACTGTGACTGCATTAGAAGATATGGTTATGCCACTTGCAATTAAGTTATACCGTAATACAAGTATGGGTAAGAACTATGATGGTGACAATGTATTATCATTACCTAATGGTGCAGGTTATTTATATTTAAGACAAGCTTTCTTTCAAGTTTTAGATTTTATTGATACTTTAGCTCCCCACATTATTTTATCTGGTCATATCAAGGACAAGCAGGTAGATGATAAAGGAGAGATGGTAATGTCTGCAAACATTGATTTGACAGGTAAAATAAAGTCTCTTATCTGTGCTAATGCTGATGCAATTGGTTACATGTATAGAAAAGGTAATAAGACTATATTATCTTTTAAAACAAGTGAAGAAGTTACTTGTGGTGCTCGTCCGGAGCATTTAAGAAATGAAGAAATAGTAATAACTGAAATGAATGAAAAAGGTGAACTTGAGTTTCACTGGGACAAAGTATTTATTTAATAATTAAAAACAAAGAAAAATGGCATTAAGCACAACTGATTTGGGCAAAGGAAGCTCAGGACTACCAAAAACAATTACTCCAGGTAATCATGTATTGAAAATCAATAACATTGAATTAGAAGAATTCAAATTTATTGCTGGAGCATACCACCTTATGTTACATGTAGAAACTAAACCTATTGAAGGTTTTGAAGGTTTCTTGATTGACAAAGATGATGAAAGTAAAGGTCATTATGCTGGTCAAATTGGTAGAGTAAAAGCTAGTCAATATGCATTTGCAGATGGTGAAACTAAATCTGGTATCAAAATTCAAAGAGATAGATCTATCTTGATCTTCTTAAGAACTCTTGCACATACTTTTGGATTAGATTCTTGGTTCCTTGAGCAAGATGGTCAACATGAAACTATTGAAGACTTTGTTAAAGCATTCAATAAGACTGCTGATTTCAGAAATAAGTTTCTTGAATTCTGTGTTGCAGGTAAAGAATATGAAGGTAAAACAGGTTATACAAACTATGACATGTGGTTACCTAAAGCTGAAGGTAAAAAATATGCTTTTGGTGAAGAAGAAGGGGGAGTTGTGATTCCTTTTGATGAATCTAAACATCTTAAAAAATTAGAAGTTAAAGAAGTTAAATCCTTTGGGGATGATGATGACACGTTTTTGAAACCAAAAACATCATCTGATTTTAGTCTAGACTAATAACTTACTCTCTCATAAAAGGGGAGAGTAATATCTCCCCTTTTTAATTTTAGATTATGATTTCAACTAAGAATATTATATCTGATTTAGAGGAAGTACCTAGAGAATGGGTATTTGAGTATTATTTAAACTTAAAGGAAAAACTTATTGGTCAAGATATAAAGATGCTTTCTGCATTTAATGTAAAGGACAAAGTTCCAAGCATGTTTATCTATCGCAATGGAGATTACTATAAGTTTAAAGATTTTTCTTCAGGATTTCAAGGTGATCATATAGAACTTGTCAGACATTTATTTAACTATGATGCTAGATTTAAAGCAGCAGATAGAATTATACGTGACTATCAAGAGTATTTAAAATACAATACACCAACAGATAGAAGTCCAATTCAATTTCATGATAAGTTTAAAGTAGTTGATTATCAAATGAGACACTGGAATTCCCAAGACTCTAAGTTTTGGTTAAGTTTTAGGATTTCTTCAAGTATTTTGGAGAAGTATAATGTTGTCCCATTAGAGTTCTTTACTATGGAAAAGAATGATATTGATGGTACTGTAATATCCTATAAGTTTACAAGACCTTATGTCTATGGTTATTTTAGAGAAGATGGTGAGCTGTACAAGATTTACATGCCAAAAGTCCCAGAGAAGAAGTTCATTAAGATCCAGAACTATACACAGGGTATGGATCAACTGCAATATGATTCTAAGTATCTACTAATTGTTTCTTCACTTAAAGATCTTATGTCTTTCAAGAAACTTGGTATTGGTAATATAGAATGCATTGCTCCGGACAGTGAGAATACAATGATTGGAGAATCTGTTATAAATAAACTTAGAGAGAAGTATTCTAAGATTATTGTACTGTTTGATAATGATGAGCCCGGTATAAAAGCTGCTCAGAGATATCAGGATAAGTATAATATTCCACATGTAGTACTTGACATGTCTAAGGATTTATCAGACTCCGTGAGAGATCATGGTGTTGAATCTGTGAGAGATAAATTATTATCTTTACTAAAACAAACAGTATGAGTTGGTTATACAAAGGTGAAGTATTTAATGACAGCAAAATTCCAGATGGTGCTGTAGGTTTCATTTATGAAATGGAAGCAATTATTGATGGTAAAGCAGTCCGTTACATTGGTAAAAAGAATTTTTATTCCACAGTTAAAAGAAAACTAGGAAAGAAAGCTATTGCTAATCTTACAGACAAAAGAGCATCTAAATACACTTTTGTTAGCAAAACTAACTATGAAAATTATTACAGCAGTAATAAAGTGCTACAGGATGCACATAAAGCAGGAATTCCTATAAAAAGATTTATGGTTAGGATATGTTTCTCAAAGACAGAGTTAACATATCATGAGACTAAATCACAATTTGTAAGAGAGGTGCTTGAAAAAGAAGAATATCTGAATGCCAATATTCTTGGCAGGTTTTACAAAATTAAATAGTATGACAGAAAATAATATGACAGGCCTTCTATTACAGTTGGCTGACCGTGGTGTGACCGGAGTTAAAGTAACTTATGAAGGCTCTGGTGATTCAGGTGCAATTGAAAATGTAGTTTATACTACAGAAAAATTAAGAGAATCTGAAGAAGATGCATTTGAAGATTTAAATGACATTGACGTTTGGGGAAAAGATGTATTGGTACTTAGTGATCTAGATTCGGGTCTTGCTTCTGATATAGAAAACTTTGTTGAAGACCAGTTACTCCAAGATATTGAGGATTGGTGGAATAATGATGGAGGTTATGGTACAGTATGTATTCTTATACCATCAGGTAAATACAACATTGTCAATGATGTTAGAATTACTCAAGTAGAAACTTATTAT